CAGCATTTTTCATTATGCTTCAAGTCTTTCTCATACTTCAATGGGTGATAAATCCCAAAACCGTCGACCCCCGCGTCCTCAGAACCTTGATAAAGTTTCTTTTTTTCCAAGGAGGGCTCCATGGTATGACCGCCGGCCAAACCAAGGGGGTTTGTAAAAAGCAATTCGATTATTAACCATCGTCTTAGCTTTAAAGATTCCGAATCCAGGTCTCGACTAGTATTATCATATTCAACCTCCTTAAAGGAGTGTTCGCCTAACCAGGCGTAGTCGTTCTTAAGACCTTTCAGAACCCTCCGGTACATTAACCAGAGGGGTTCGTCACTGACAAGTTTCGGCACATCAAAAGAATAAATCTCTCTATTCTTTTTCATACTGATCATGATAGAATGAGCAACAGCTCTGTCAAAATCATCGTCCTTATTATCAGGCCTCTTTAAGCCAAGGCCCCCCAACCAATTTGGGAGATACCATGGGAGCTTATAACGCTCCAACTCTTCTTTGTTCCGTAGAACGAAGAGTTTCGATGCTTGTTTCCAGTACTCAACTGGACAGGTTCTATTAAGTTCCTGATGTAGTGCCCCGAGCACATGGGCTTTTTTGCCCCGATCCCCCGACCTTTGTTGTCCATAGACAAGGCCAATATTAACGTATTTACGTTCCGCGAAGGGGTTCGCAAGGGAACCAGATTCCCAGGAGGGTTGATTATAATCAAAGTGAACTGAATTCATAACTAGGAATTCACGGTGGAAGTAAGTTTTCCCCATCGAGCTCGAGAGGCCTGCCATTTTAGTGACAGACTCCCAAACTATTCGCCCTCGAGAGACCATGGTCTTTAGAATACAATCATCCCCATTAACCATAAGTGGAACAGTCTTAAGACTGTATTTCATATTGTTGGAGATTTCTAAAGCACCTCTACACAAAGCTGCATTAGCTAAGCATAGGTAGATAAAGGAAATTATGGAACCCATAAGTTGTCCGTTTTTCTGGGGAAGACAAAAAATATCATTATAAGCTTCCCATTGATCTTGTTTAATTCCAGTTTTGCTATCATAAGGTAATCCAAAAATAGGATTTTCAATGAAGTGACCAGTTAAGGCACGTTTACAAAGCTCACGGGCTTGCAAAAGGAATTCACAGTTAACATCTTTTGAATTTTCAATTAAACAATTAAAGATACTGTGATTTAAAGTTTCTGAGACCCAAGATTTAAGTCTGTCCGTAGAGGCAACATAGTCACCAGAAATGAACTCTTCGTTAGGGCCTAAATATCCCATTGATTCAAAGACGTTCTCGACGGTAATAACTTCGCCGATGAGTTTAAAAACTCTAAATTTCCGGAGTCTTTTCCAAAAAAAACTTTTGAAAAGAATGGAGTACCGTGTAGGTAGCCGGTGGACCGCAAGTGATTACGCGGACCTTAAAGGGTTCTGTTAAACCCACCGTTTTTGTCAGAGGACACTCAGACCATGCATAACTAAAAAGCATGTCATAAGCCTCTCTCCATTTACCCTCTATATTCGAAGGATCAAAGAGCATACCCAAAGTTTCTTTAACAATGGGTTTTTCACGTTGTAGGTCAAAGAGGAGAACCTCGTGTTCTTCCCTTTGTTTACCATATTTATCTGATAGTTGGTTAATTAAATTAACATGACCAAGATTGGTCTTCATAAGTCTATCGCACTTTCCAGCATCAGTAACGATGTCATAAAAAGTACTAACTGCTCCCATACTATCACGGCCATAACAATAGTTGGCCGACGTGCTTGGAAAAATAGGATTATATATATCTTCCACCGTAATTTTGGTCCGTCCAAAGACCTCCAAAGCGGTTCTCCTTAACTCATCCTTAATCCAATCCTCACTAATAACAACATCAAATTCACTTAACGGCTCTGCCATCACACGAACAGTGGTCTCGGGGTTGGTTTCAAAAAATCGACAGCCATTAGGCTCCCAATAATTAGAATCATCACCACTTCCCATCCATATATTTCGTGGAGGTAGATGGATAGCAATAGCTTGTTCCACTACCGGAGGTGTTGTCAACTGAATAAAAGTGTCAAATTTTGATTTAACCACATGGTTCTTACTCAGCGGAGGCGCTCCCTTCTTCGATTGAAGAATGGTGACAGCAAAAGTCTTCAGCAGGTCCCTCTTAGGGCTAATTATTTGTTTTAAAAAAACTTTGAAGACTCCGGTTAACAAAAACCGGGGTTTGGACAAGATCCCTGTTAGGCCTTTTGGTAAAGGCGGTAATTCTTGGTTAAAAACCACAGAAAAGAAAGAACAAGCCTTCCATTTCCCGAGGTCCTTCCACAGGGCCGTATCCGGACCATTGTTGTCCGCATATTCCATCCAGATCCGAACAGAATCTCGGATGGATTGATGATAAGATAGTTCATAAACCTTATCTTCTTTATTTGGTTTACGTAAACCAAAAAGGTGGAAAATATCCACCAATGTGTCAATATAGGCACAAACCGAAAACAGATTGGTTCCGATCGACTCTTGAGTTGATTGCACAGGTTTCCTGGCAATCTTCTTAAGTGCTTTTTGAATGTCCGAAAGCTTCGCTTTCGACTTCTCATTGAGCAGGTCAGACCAATCCGGTAATTTAAGCGACATTACATTAGCTTGAATTTCCATTGTTATTTCTAACGAAATTCCTGATTTTTCGAGGGGGTCAACCTCTA